CCTACATATAATGTTATATTTCTATCAGGATTTGACGGGTCTTGCATTGTAACAAATCGACCGATACGAAGCGATTTGACGAACACCCCGTTATCAATTTGTAACACACCTTGAGAGATTGATGCCACCTCTTTACCCCCAGATATGAAAGAGATGCGATCTGTTGATACTAGAACTTTTGAAGAACCATCTTTCTGACCTACAATGATCCCTTCTTCAGATTGCGACATGTAAGTGTTAACGAACTCAGTCACGATCTTAAGTTCACCAACTTTGTTCTGCAACTCAGTGATACGCTCACTAGCTCGAATAGCGGCTTGCTCGGCGTCTTTTCGACCAGCCTCTTCAATATCCATAAGGTTATGAACTTGGTTGATCCACTCGTCAACGACTTCCTGAGTAGCCTTTGCATCTAGCTCAGCTTTGAGAAGCGCATTGCGTTCAGAGAGTTGGTTGATCTGGTCTTGGGTCAGTAACTGGTCGGCTTTAGAAGCAATAGCACTATCTATATCCTCTTGGGCAACAGAGTAGTCAGTCGCAGTGTTACCGATCTCGACTTTGACACCAGTGACCCAGGCGGTACCTGATTCAGTATCTTCTAGTATGATTCTTAGGTCTGTTCTTAGCTGGTCATATCTTGTATCCCATCCGAAGTTATAAACTTTTTCAAGTCTAATCCAGTCAGAGCTACCCGTGAAACCAAACATCCCAGGATAATCCGCTGAAGACACAGCTCCGGACTTAGAGTTACGTCTCCAAAGTCCTCCTGATTTAAAGACATTAAAATTTGTCCAGCCGTATTTACCGCGTTTTACATTCTCATATTTCACCCAGCAACTCATTGTGACTGTCGTATAGAGTCTACTTGTAAACTCGGGTGCTATATTGAAAAATACACCCCTTTTTTCTGGTTTCGACTCTAATCGAAAACACTCAGTCTGTCCGGTTATATGGTTTTCTGGAAGTCTCTCTATAGCAGCGTAGCCAGTAGCTTTACTATTAATCCAAAGATTACGACCACCGATAACTAGATCTCCGTTCAAGGATACCCATTTATATCGGCCAGGGTCACTGCTATCACCTTGTTCGTAGTCGGTATAAGTACCGATATACTTCTTACCGCTAGAATTTGCTAAGCTGAAGTCAGATCTACCGTCTGCACTATTGGCATAGGCAAAGTGAACGTATGGAGTACGACCATCAGCACCAGGCTTACCAGGAAGTCCTTGCTCGCCGTCTTGACCTTTCCACCTTGTCCAGCGATATTTGCTTGGCTCAGGACTATCCTCACGAATAAAGTCTTGATAGAGACCAATAAAAGGCTTGTTAGAGTCTGTCTGACTGAAGCCAATACGTCCGTCATCAGCATCAGAATATGCGATGTGTGTGTATTGTGTTAACCCGTCTACACCTCTAGGGCCAGGAATACCCTGATCCCCCTTAGGGCCTTGCAGACCTTGAATACCTTGTGGACCAGCCGGACCAGCAGGGCCTTGAACACCTTGATCACCTTTTTCACCACGGTCACCTTTAGCACCATCAGCACCTTTAACCTTAGTCCATTTGTAGACATTAGGGTTAGTACTGTCAGCTTCTGTAAAGTCGGTGTAGGTACCAATATACTCTTTGTTCGTAGCGTCACTGACACTGAATCCACTAGTACCATTAGCCGAATTAGCATAGGCAAAGTGAATATACGGCGTCTTACCGTCAGTACCTTTAGGACCAGGAATACCGTTAGCCCCATCGTCACCTTTCCACTTCGTCCATCGATAAGCAGACGGAGTAGTGCTGTCAGTAGGGTTAAAGTCTTGGTAGATACCAATGTAGGCTTTGCCGGTTGCAGTCTGACTAAACCCGTTACCATAGGCATTGTCAGCATAAGCGATGTGGGTGTATTGAGTTCTACCGTCAGCCCCTCTCTGACCAGGAATACCTTGGTCACCTTTAGGACCTTGTAAACCTTGCACACCCTGAGGACCTGGCGCACCGTTAGCACCATCTGCGCCTTTTATAAGAGACCATTTGTACTTGGTAGGGTCTGTACTATCGGCTTTTTCAAAGTCGGTGTAAGTACCCATATACCGCTTATTAGGGTCACCATATACAGTAAATCCGGTTCTACCATCAGCAGAGTCAGCATAAGCAAAGTGAACATATGGAGTACGACCATCAGCACCAGGCTTACCAGGTGTACCGTTAGCACCATCAGCACCACGTACTTTCTGCCAGTGGTATCTTGCCGGGTCATTCGAATCTTCTTCAGTATAGTCGGTATATGTACCCATGTAGAGTTTCTTGCTTACATCGACTTTAACCTTAGTTGGTTCTGAGTCAATATCCTGAGCTGGCGTGTATACTTCGGCCGTAGTAAATCCAGTATACCCATCTACGCTATCAGCATAAGCGAAGTGGACATACGGAGTTCGGCCATCAGCACCAGGCTTACCAGGTGTACCAGAGCTTCCGTCTTGACCCAGCCATCGAGACCAATGATAATCTTCAGGACGGTCACTACCTGCGAAATTGAAATCTTGGTATATACCTATATGAGTTAATACGCGCCCTTCTTCCGGATCTTTAGTAAATGCGTTATACGCGTTGTCTCCCTTTTCACTAATATTAGCAGTAAAGTTACACCAAGCAAGGTGCGTATACTGGGTTCTGCCGTCATCTAAATCGACAATAGTAATCTGACTAGTTGAAATTAAACTCATTATACCACCTCCTTACTTAGTTACAACAGCAACTGAAAAAGTCGCTTTATCTTCGACGTCAATACGAGTGACACTAACACTCTTAACTTTAGACTCCGGACGCTGACCCCATGGTTCATCAACTTCACCATTAGAATTGGTCTTAGTCCAAATATAGTTAAAGGCTTCACCCCTAGTGTCAATCTCGACATCGTCTCTAAACAGCTTAGCAGTCAGCACAGTGTTGATGATACCGTTCTTAAACACATCACCGTTACTCGACTCAATCACTGTAAGAACAGGAGATACCCCATCATTTACAGTAGCGATTGTTACATCTTGGAACTCAACCATCTGGCCTTGAACCCAAGCCTGAATAGTAATTAGCGCATTACCGCTAGTACCGATATTAGACCTTGATGCCCTGAACCTAGTTCCGCTACCAGCAAGGTTATTGTCAATGAAGTAACTGAAATCGACATCTGTAACTTCAGATTTGCCCTTATATAAAGTAGGAATAAGTTCACAGCTATCTGTCAGCTCACGGAACATAGTAGGTCCTGTAGTTTTTACAGTCATTTTGAAAGGTTGAGCATCATTGATCATCCGTGACATTGTATTCATCAACGTTGAGTTGTTAGTTGGTCGAATAGCAACGACATTAGACAATGTGAGCTTAGTCTTATTATGATCTGTAGAACAGCGAACCATTTCAACGACACGAGCTCTGATAAGCAATCCGCCGACAAAGTTCTCATCGGTCATGAAGATTACATCACCAATCTTGATATCGTAACGTTGAAGAACCATAGCAGAGTTAAGACTGATTTCCCATGTTGTAATAGGATACATATAGTTACGTAGCATCTTAACCCCGTAAGCCCATGCTTCATCTGCGTTAGTGAACTCCGTTTTAACATCACGAACAATCCATGGGTCACAGTTATCCCGTTTGTTAACTGACGGATACAACTTAGCAGAGATAGGGGCATAGATTGTATGAGACCCCCGGTTACAGTACATCTCAACGTGTGTACCGTCTGCAGCCTTGATCTCACGAGAGTTAGGGAAAGTAATATATGCGCCGTCTTTGTTCCGCATCCGGATAGCAGAGAAGAGATTAGTCTTATCTTCTTTCTTAATAACAGAAGCGACATCTCGACCCATCTGTAGCCGAATATCAGTACGAACTCGTCCTAAACCAGGTTCATTATCTTTTGCGACATTGCGAGATTTATAAACATTAAGTATGTACTTATCAATCTGGCCACCATCGGTAAGTTTGGTTATAATCTCCATCTCACCATCAAACGCTTCAACGAGTTTAAGAATCCGAGCCAGACATGTGTCATCGTCAGATTCGAACTTGAGTGTTTGTTTGGTATTACGAATTTCACAAATGCCCAATTCAATACGAGTAAATTTAAAGAGCTGCATAGCTTCGATATAGTCTAAGAATGACTTAGCATCCTTGCTCTCATAAGCGACAACCTTCTCGTTAAGTAACTCTAAGTTAGTTGTAACGCATTCCAATGTAATAGTATAGTCGGTTTCTCTACGAGTCATTACGTTAAACACATAGTCAATATCATCTTCATGGAAAGAAATATAGGACTCTGTAGTGAGGTTGGCTATACGTTCATTTAGAACACCGTTTGAATATTTATCGACAGTAAAAGTAAAGGTAGCCGAACCCTTACCGCAGTATTGATGGAACTCTTCATCGTAATATTTCAGAGAACCCGGAACATCGTTGTTAATATGGTCAACAATGTTCATTGCGTTATCATGAACTGCTAACTGCCATGCAGGTTTTACATTCATTTTGAAGTTTCGGCCTCCTTTCTTATAGCCATGCTTCTTCCCACTCTACAATAACCTCAGGGGCTGTTGTAACGAATCCGGAAGAATGAATTTCAAGTTGCGACTCCCCGGGAGGAATTGCAAAGTATCGAGATCCATTTGCCAGATCTCCTTCTGCACCGACCCCTTGGCTAGATGCCTCTGGATCAGAGATATATGAGATTTTACCTTCATACATATCAACCACAAGTTCACTACCAGCGTTATACTTGTTAGGAACAAGGTCGTAGCGTTGTACATTAGTCTTTTGGAATTTAAGTGATTGTACGCATAGTGTATCCAAATGGCCAGTACCTGGTCTCTCACTCCGTGCTCTACCATAAAGAACCCAGATCTTAGTACATTCCAAGTTCTCCTTGGTAGCATCAACAATAGTCTTAGGAATGCCGTTATATCCATATGTGAATTTTGGACCATCCTTAATAACATAGGCATTACCTGTTCTGCTGTTAAAGGCAGGGTTGGGCCGTTGTTGACCTGGCTCGTTGTTATTAGATCCGAATTCATTCTCTTCACGAGGTAGTTTGTGAATATCGGTTGTAGTGAAGACTTGTACAACCTTATCACTATCAGTTGTGTATTTATCCAAACTATAAGCACAGATAAGTCGGTCATTGTCGTCCATGAACATAATCGCCAACAGACCGGTTTGACCAATTTTAGACGCCCAGAGTTTTAGGTTAAAGTCGCAACGGAAGTTCTTAGCACCTTTAACATTGTTCTTATCCGCAGGTAGAGTATACTCATATACAGCGCACCCCCAGTCTTGACCGATACCTTTAGACCCGGAACGAGTCCAGTGTAAACCAGGACAAGGATAGCCAACACTACCTTCATCTCGTGGTGCCCAGTCAAGTGTTAGGTCGCTGATCTCAGCGTGACTAGCTACGGTTAAAGGAGACTGTGAGCTAAGTTTCCCGCCAATATTTACACCTTTACGCCATCCAGCAGAGTCGTTTGGTGTTAAGTTAAGAAGAAGTTGCGATTGGTCATATGATCCAGAAGCAGTTACCGCACCGTCTCTTCCTGAGGAGCTTGTACCAATTTCCATCACACCGTTTTTATTAACAATACCAATCCAACCGTTAGTTCCAGCGTTCTTAATTCTAATGCGAGGATATGCTGGTGCACTTCCTGCATTATTTAAAGTCATTTTGACAATATTCCCCTCTTTAGTAAGGGAACCAATATCTGGAGAGTTGGTCTTCGATGTCAGTACCTTTGTGAGTTCGGAATGTAATAAACCATCCGGAACTTCAAATGAAATAGACACCGTAGCCTGACTCTTTTGTAAATCCTCAGTGAACTTAGGTTGACCTGATGTCACAGCAAGGTAGTATTTACCATCCTGGTCATCAAACTGTAATTTCTTTGGCCCATCAGGACAATCAAGAGCCCGAGCCAGTTTCGTACGAAGCGATAATAGCTCAGCAGGGCTCCCTGTCTTTTGTCCTTCAATGGTAATATCATAAGAGCTTCTTCTACCAGAAACCCATGTCTTACCAAAACGGCCAGTGCCGGCGGAATATGTATGTTCCTGACCAGCACCAGCATTACGTTCAACTTTAGTTACGGCATCGAGGAGTTTACCGATATCAACAGCATCAGTTCCTTCACCAAAGATTATAGAGAAGTATGATTCATCTCTCATAATCGTGGTAACACTCCATCTAACATATTTAATCGATCACTGTAAGTCCGTTGCGCATCTGCCATTCCTGGCGCCAACGCACGGTTTACAAGATCTTTATCCAAGTAAATTGGGTTGACTTGTCCTTGAGCAAGGAGGTCGTTCCCAATAGCAGAGTTCTCAGTAAGCGTCGCCAATTTTTGGTCTACATTGTTCAATCCCCGTACCACTTCGTCAATAGAATAACGATTAGAAGCAATACTACGGCTTGTAGGATTAAGCGACGAATAATTAATATTTGCACCAGTGAGTCCAAGATAACCAGATCCGTTCCATGTATATCCATCAACATTAGACATATCCAAGACAGGCGTGATTACAGGAGAAAGCTCCATGTTATCGTCAAGGTATTCCGATGTTTCACCAAGAGCGTCTTGAATAGATTGTTGCATAGCTGTCATACTTTCGGAAACAGCATTAAATGAAGCGGTAGACCCAAGTCCTGATGCGAACTCTTTTGCAATAGCAATACCTGAGCGCTTAACCTTACGCCAACCTTCTCCTGAGAAAGGGCCCATCTTAGCTGGTGAATTTGGTAAGTGCGCTTTAGCCAATCCAACAAGCTGAGCGGCAGCACCCAATACAGCATTAGTAGCTCGGGCACCAGCAAGACCTGCCGCAAAAGATTCAGCAATAGCAGCACCGGATCCAGACGCATCAAACTTCATATTTTCTCCAGCAACTGAAGCAATACCGGAGGCCTTATCTCTGGCCAATCTATTTCTAGATTCGATACCCGTACCGAACGTGTCCCCTGCTTTTTGACCAGCAGGAGTACCATCAACAGTTTCCAATCCTTTATTAGCACTACTAGCAACATTCTCAGCAGCCCCCTTAGCTTTACCACGAGAGTTCTCAATGATAGTAGCTAATTTTTGCATCTCATCCTCAGTAAGCTGTTTACCTTTAGACCAGTCTGAGATCAATCGATTAGCTTCTTCTTGACTAACTTGGATCTTACCATTAGTCTCTTGATACATATTGTCAACTGAGGTTAGAGCAGACGCTTTGATCTTACCGATGTTGTCTTCTACTCTAGGAGGAGCCGCTTCAACAGGCTTCATGAAGTTATCCATGTGCATTTGAGCAACTGAAGAGAAGTCGCCCTTAGCTAACTCAGCAAGCATCGCAGGTGGGATGTTTCCGGTTTTAAGTGCCGCCAGTGCCAGAGTAACATCTAAGCGTCCGCCTAAATATGTATCTAAGTTAGTAAAGGCTTGCGTTACAAGACTAACATCGAAATTACCATTTCCAGAAAGACCTGTTTCTACAGCGGCTTTAACCTCTTGTGCTCTCTGACCTGCAGATTCAGAAGCGCCATCGAATCCAGACAAATATTGTTGTATTTGTTCTGCCGATAGGCCTTCGAAATTACCCTCCGCCATTTTCTGGATCATCTCTTGAGGGATTTGACCAGACTTAAGCCCAGCTAGAGCCTTGGTCATATCAAGTTTACCACCCAGGTGTTCGTTGAGTTTACCGAACGCTCCTTCAAGTAAGCTTAGATCGAAGCTACCGTCGCCACCAAGTCCTTGTTCAAGGGTTTTCTTGATATCATCAGCATTGGTCTTAACTTCAGGCTTAGCTGTAAGTACACCGTTAGCGTAGTCATACCCCGCTTTTTCAGCAATCTGTTTGACCTGCGCTTCAGACATACCCATTTCGACCATTTTGGCGAATAGTTTACCTGCATCATTAGCATCGATAGTTTTATTCTTAAGGCCTTGTATAAACTCATTAGCACCTTGAATACCTAATTGCGAACAGAATGTCTTAAAGTATTCAAGCCCATCTTTTGACTTAGCTGCAATATTCATAGCGCCTTGGACTTCAGCGGTACCTAGCCTATCCAAC